ATGAACGCAATAATATCGCCCGATTATTACTATGTTCTTACCGTTGCCGGTCAGTCTAATGCTATGGCGTATGGCGAAGGACTCCCGTTACCAGACAGTGAAGATGCGCCTCATCCCAGAATAAAACAACTGGCGAGATTCACTCAGACGCATCCCGGTGGCCCGTTATGTCAATTTAATGACATTATTCCACTGACTCACTGCCCACACGATGTCCAGGATATGCAGGGTTATCACCATCCTCTGGCAACGAATCATCAAACACAGTACGGCACCGTTGGCCAGGCACTACATATTGCGCGGAAATTACTGCCCTTCATTCCTGATAATGCAGGCGTTCTTATCGTTCCCTGTTGCCGTGGTGGATCGGCTTTTACCACGGGCAGCGAAGGGACATATTCAGAACAGCACGGAGCCAGCCATGATTCATGTCGTTGGGGAGCGGATACTCCGCTGTATCAGGATTTAGTCAACAGAACACGAACGGCACTGTCAAAGAATCCGCAGAATAAATTCCTCGGCATATGCTGGATGCAGGGCGAATTTGACTTAATGACCAGTGACTACGCGTTACATCCTCAATACTTTAATCATATGGTTGAAGCCTTTCGTGAGGATTTGAAACAGTATCGTTCTCAGCTTAATAATATTGCTGCCGCTCCGTGGTTTTGCGGCGATACCACCTGGTACTGGAAAGAAAATTACTCTCATGCGTATGAAACGATTTATGGCAATTATAAAAATAATGCCTTAGCCAATATTATTTTCGTCGGCTTCCAGCAACAAGGTGAAAGAGGGCTGACGAACGAGCCAGATGAAGATCCGGACGATTTTAGCACGGGATATTACGGTTCAGCGTACCGAACACCAGAAAACTGGACGACGGTGCTACGCAGCAGTCATTTCAGCTCAGCAGCCCGTCGGGGGATTATTTCTGACAAATTTGTTGAAGCTATTTTGCGGTATTGGTGCGAAAGGTGGTCGGGGAGTTTATTCATGGGAGATACTCTTATACGTTCTCAGAACAGGCAACAAAAAAACAAATGAGATCAAGGTAATATATCTTCGCTTGCGGGTTTGAACAGCAGGCAATTGCCAACATAAAAATCTGGCACAAGGGTGAACAGCGCGCGCCACATAAACCTCTGTTACTGCTATACGTATTGGCTGGCTACCAGCATGGACATCCACGCCTTTTCGATTATGGCTCGGAAATCTACGAACCTCTGCACAGTTTACTGGAACGTTTTGGATCACAGCATTCGCAGTATCGGCCTGATATGCCGTTCTGGCGATTACAAGGCGATGGATTCTGGCAATTAGACAATGATGATATGCTTAATACGGGCCGAAGACATTAGGCCATTGTTGTATCTGCTTTCATTCCTAAAAGCCCCTGTCGTTAATGCCAGGCGCATTATGCAAAGGAGAATGATTAGGTAAACAATAAGATTGAAAATCAGGAAAAGCGACTCGCAATAAATCTGAAAGTCGCCTTCACATTGTTAAAATATATCCCTTACCACTCCTGTGTTGTGAACTGTTCATCACACTTATAGCTGACGTTGATCCAGACTGCTATATATCGCCTTTATTTCATTTTTTACGCCTTCGCCACGGTACACCAAAGACGTATCGTATCGTTGATATTTATCTTCTCGCGCAGCACTGAACCAGTTAAAAGATCCAACGCACAGCAACTCCTCATCTCTAATCACAATTTTGCTGTGAACGCGATTCACCAATTTTGTAGCAATGCCCATATTATTGAGCTTTTCGACTGCATCATTTAGAAGATGCAGTTTCTCCTGGCGCTTATCATCATCGACATGCGCAATATTGCAGTTTTTATCCGTTACCACGGTAATATCAATACCCCGGGAACGGGCCAGAGCCATCGACGCAAGAAAACCCGTTTGCTCCACTTTTTGCCAGGATAACCAAGGGGAAATAATCGTGATCTTCTGTTGAGCTGCGGCCAGAGCATTATTCAAAAATTCATCATGCTGCTCCACACCATGCAACGTTGAAATTTGTGTCTGTGCGGAACTTAAATCCTGCCGTTTCTGAAACTCAAATTGCAACGCATTATTATCTGAAGCAAACAGAAATTTTGCCAATAACCCTCGCGGCGAAAATGCTGGCTGCATCTCTATAAGGTCCATATCACCGAAGACCAGAAAACTATCTTTAGCGCGTGAGACTGCGACATTCAGGATACTGCTATTGCTGTCAATAAACTGACCATCTTCATGTTTTGAATAGACCGTAGAAAAGAGAACAATCGCCCTTTCCGCACCCTGCAAGGAGTGCACAGTCCCCACGGTCAGCGAACCCTCTTCGTCATTGCAATTAATCTCCAGCTTACGCAATGACGTCTTGATGGCATTAACCTGTGCCGAAAATGGCGTCACAATACCAACGACTTTATACAGCGGTTCCCCGTAATGGCGCTCTATACCATCCTTATGCGCCACCAGCCATGCTGCAATTGTTTCCGCTTCAAGAGGGTTATAACGGCTACCTCCATTTGGCTTCATGCCCCTGCCGTCAATATGCAAAAACCCCATTGCCGGGAAAATCGTCTCTTTTTCCATTCCTCTTTTGGGCTGCAACTTACCGTGATAGCAAAGTGAGTTACAGTAGCCGATGATGTTATTGAAACAGCGACGATGCTCATACAGATACATTCCGCGCTCGAACTTGGGATCATATTGGTAGCGAGAATTGTACTGAGCAACTTTCATCACGCTGCCGGATGCCGCACTTTTTCCAGACTCACACACATGGGAATATGCATTCATTAGCTCTTCCTGAGTGTCGCCAGAAAGAATGTTCTCCTCCAGCATATTGCCTATATCGGTGACAGGCAGACAATTCCAGATTGGTGCTATTTGTTCTGTATCGCCTATTACCAGCGCTTTCTTAGCTAATGCAAAGGAAGCCGCAGCAACCTCCGGGAGCACCTGCCCTGCTTCATCGACGATCAGTAAATCAGCAAAGTTATATAAATAATCATTATCAAATTGCCTGGCACCTCCGACAAATTTCCCCGTTATCATTTGAGAAGGCAACATGTAGCAGGTCATCACCACACAGGGGGTAAGTTTCATTCTTCTTCGCCATCGGGCCTTGACACTAATCGCCCCAGTGAGTCCTTTTTCTTTTTGCAGATTATCGATTGTCGCCATATCCATCAGCCAGCGACCTTCCCAATAATGAGTCGCTAGCAAGAACGCAGGAAAACGAATCTGAGTATCGGCAAGCTCGTCCGCGCCGGCGAGGTTCAGCTCATCGCATCCCCTGTAGCCCAGCGCATAAGTCAACTCGTGCCATTGTTTTGCTGCTTCCACTTCACGTCGGGCTATGTCCTGCGCAAAGTTGATATTCTGTTGGCACACCGCCTGCTCTTGTTGCGCTTTAGCGATCAAACTATCGATAAATTTATCAATATCTTCGGGACAATTTCCCTGGAACGCTGTCATTCTTGCGCCGAACGTAGAGTCCAGGAAGAGGTTAATCTGGTAATGGCGTTTAGCACGAACAGCAGGGAGCCATGACAAAAATGCATACATAAGCGACTCATTGGCACGGTATTGCTGCCACTGCTTTTTACCTCTGACTAAAAGTGAAATTTCATTGCCAATATTGAGAAGAAGTGTGTTTTTGTCCTGAAGATACTGGTCGAGATTCTCACTGATGACTCGCTGTTCATGGCGGATATCATTGAGTCTGCGCCATGCGGGTTCGATTTGCTGAAGTTGCATAAACTGTGAAGTTAAACGTTCATGCAAAAGCGTCACTACATGCTCTGGCGAATTGTACTCTCCAGCTCCAAACGCCGCCTCCGCTTTTTCAAGGTAAAAGGCCCGGGCTTTTTCCAGATATTCCTGGGATTCAACGCGGTTAAAAAAATCTCCAGTCTGGTATTTCTTCGCTGCCTCAACCAGACGGCTTTTAGACGGAAAATAAGCGCCATAGCTTATTACCTCCGGCAACCAACGCCCAGACATTACGCCAAAACCAGTAGAGAAATCTTTTCCAAAGGCTTCAATAATATTGGTGACGGCCTGATTGTTAGTCGATGTGGCAATGATTACAGGAGGTTCAGTTTGATTAAGTGCGGCTCTTGTCCATTCGGTGGCAATAATAGAAAGCACCAGCGTAGTTTTACCCGTTCCCGGAGGACCGTTGACAGCGAGCATATCACCCTGCTGTTGAGTCAGATAATGGCTCAGGGCATCGCGCTGCGCCACTGCCAGCGGAAACTTATCGCCGGAATGCCCCAAACGTTCGCAGAACATCGCATTCTTAGCGAGAAGTGGCTCCACTGGAGCCATTTCGTTTGAGGCAAAACGCGTTAATAGCGGAACCTTAACCTGGCTCATCAGAAGATGGTCATACATAGGCAGGATATGAACGCTGGCCCCTACATGCTGGCTAGCTTTAACAATATAACCGTATCCAGCCCGTTCGTATGGCTCAGATGTAGCGACCCAATTTCCAGTGACGTTTCTTAAAAGGTTATCTGACTGTTGAAGATAATTTTGCCAATGCTGACGATACCTGGCATGGCGTTCCGCTTTCTCTTCGTCAGTTTCTTCGTAATGTTCTGGGTCATCTTCATTAATGGTGGCTGTGTTATGCGTGGTTTTGTATTTGTCATATTGCGCCAACTCACCAATAGAAAAATGACCGGAAGGGAGAGGTTCAAGCAGATCGCGGGGAATAGTGGCTGAAGCGGCAGGAAACAAAAAACCTTCCCTATTCAGAAGAGCGGAGGTAACCAGTGGCGTGATAATTGCGGGTACATCTGCCATTTGCTCTTTGCCATGCTTTACTATGCGGTTCCACACTTGGGGCCGTAACACGACTTCAACGGTTTTTACCGACTCCCCTTCACCGTCAAAAAATGCCCGAATAGTCTCGTCATCCAACTTCCCTGTGGTGATATTTATCCATCGAATGAATGAATCTGTATCTTTACGTGAAAACGTTCCTTTACCAGATTCGGCGTCAGCTAAGGAGTTGCGCCAGTATGAAGTGAATCCCAATGTATTGCTGTCCATTTTCCATTCCGTGACATAATAGAAATCATTGATTTCATTGATGTAAATATTACTTATGATTAAACATTGTCCACGATGCGAGCACGATCGCAATAAATATTGTGCCTGGAGGATGGATTAGATTTTCTGAAAGAGCCGAATCCTTAATAGATAAGCGCAAACATACTTGGTTCGGTATTCTTCAGGGATTTAATATGGATTGAACCAGGTTGACGTTAGTTGGAAAAAACAGCGGAAAAGATTTGTGTGGCGCGGATTTCAGGCATAAAAAAAGACCTCAGTTGACGTCTATTGATGTGAAGACTGGGCTGCTCTTTAAAAGATAACTCATTGAAATAAATGTGATTTCATAGCCAAAATCACTTTGTATATTCACATGTATACTCAGCGCGATTCTCTGAAAAATCAACAAACTGAATAATCAGTCGGTACTTTAACGCTTCACGATGTTTATCGGAATTTCAAATAAAGACAAATGCTGCATATCAAGCATTCAGGATGGCTAACGCTAAGCTCCTAAACCTGGAGTAAGCCTCATCCCATGTGATCTTTCGTTCTCCATACACCATTGGAGAAACAAACTGCTGATAGCGTATCTGGTAGAGAGGATTATTCGCCAACTCATCCTCTCCCATTTTTAACTCATCAACTGGTGACACGCAAAACTGCGGTACTGGTTGCCGTAACGTTGTATTTCCTGCTCAATAGTTTGCTGAACAAAATCAACGAGCAGATTCAGAGGTGAGCATATCACCTCTGTTCAGGTAGCCAAATTCAGTGTGCCACTTCAATCCCCTATCCCCGTAACATATTGCTCGAATCCTCAGCACAAGCCATTCAGATCACACCACAACCCCCCCTCTCTTTAAGTGCTCATTGATCGTTTTAATCTATGTCTGTAATCGTTATGATTAGAAAACTTGCTCCAGTGTCGTTTTTGAGAGCTGTCGTGTAATTAGCCGTAACCACAATAGCTCCCAAAGGTTATTACGCGAAAAATTTATTGAATTATAAAGAATGATGGAGATACAACTATGTCATTACTTGAATATATCAGTGATGAAGATCTTTTTAACGAAGTTGAAACCTTATTAACGAAAGCTAAAAAGAAAAAAGACGCCGCTGAGAAGACTTTTACCAGCAATGTGATTGACCCTTTTGGCGCACTTTTTGAAGCTCCAGGGTTCTCATCCCATGAAGAGTGGCGAAACTCCGAACTCGCACGACAACGACAGAAAACCATTCAAAATCATGTTGGTACTTTTCACCAAAAAATCCTCGGCCATGTTGAAGGATGGCGGGATATGGGGATTGGTGGCATCGTTGATCTTCTCAATGAAGAGAGAAGAATCATCGCTGAGGTGAAAAATAAATACTCAACGGTTACTGGCGGGGATTTAGCAGATAAGTATAAAGGTTTAGATGAGTTAGTATCACCGAAACATAGCCGATTTAAGGATTACTGCGCGTACTTTGTTAATATAATCCCTCGTAAACCTATCAGATATGACATCCCTTTTACCCCTTCCAATAAAGGTAGCGGTACTCTGTGTCCTTCGAACCCTAAAATTCGAATCATTGATGGTGCGAGCTTCTATGAACTTGTCACAGGCAGACCAGATGCTCTACAAGAACTCCATAGTGCTCTTCCTCACGCAATTGAGTATATTTTGAGCGAGCGTCTTGGGCAGCAAGGCTTTTCCATCCCTGATAAAGATAGTTTTATTAAGTATTTTGGGCTCGCTTACGGCTGATAACCATGATCAACGTTTGACAAAGTACATGTAAACTCATACAGTAGTAACCATGACTAATGTTGGCATGGTTACTAAATATGTTAAAGGAAGAATTTTCACTTTCAGAAGTTGCAGACATTTTGGGTGTTTCAAAAGAAACTTTAAGGCGTTGGGATACTGCTGGAAAATTAGTTTCTCAAAGAAATGACGAAAACAACTATCGATTTTATAAAAAAGAGCAACTTAAAAATTTTGAACAAGCTCAGTTTTTATTTAAAAGCCAGTGGTCTGATGAGACTAAAATTAGCAATAATGTTTATACTGTATTAGAGTTATTTGCTGGCGCAGGGGGGATGGCTTTAGGTTTGGAAAAAGCAGGTTTAAAATCTGTTTTACTAAATGAAATTGACTCCCATGCTTGTAAGACGTTACGAAAAAATAGGCCTGAATGGAATGTGGTTGAAGGCGATGTGAGCCAAGTAGACTTCACTCCTTATAGGAATACCGTTGATGTGCTGGCTGGTGGCTTTCCTTGCCAGGCATTCTCTTATGCAGGCAAAAAACTTGGTTTTGAAGACACACGGGGCACCCTTTTCTTTGAATTCGCCCGAGCAGCTAAAGAAGTCAATCCGAAAGTTCTTTTAGCAGAGAATGTTCGAGGGTTGCTAAATCATGATGATGGGCGAACTTTAGAAACAATAAAAAATATTATCACAGACTTGGGCTACACTTTATTTGAGCCAAGAGTACTTAAGGCTATTTTCTACAAAGTGCCGCAAAAACGAGAGCGTTTGATCATTGTAGCTGTAAGAAATGATCTTGCTGATGGCATCGATTATGAGTGGCCTTCTTCTTACAATAAAATATTAACCCTTAAAGATGCATTAAAAAAGGGAGACTTGTACGATAGCGACGTGCCAGAATCTGAGGGACAAAAATATCCCAAAAGAAAAGCAGAGATCCTAAGTATGGTTCCTCCCGGTGGCTATTGGAGAGATCTTCCAGAAGATATTCAAAAAGAATACATGCTCAAGAGTTTTTACTTAGGAGGGGGCAAAACTGGTATGGCTCGTCGCTTGTCATGGGATGAACCAAGCCTAACATTAACATGCGCCCCAGCACAGAAACAAACAGAGCGTTGCCACCCAGAAGAAACAAGACCATTAACTGTGCGTGAGTATGCAAGAATACAGACCTTCCCCGATGACTGGGTATTTGAAGGCCCAATGTCAGCGAAATATAAGCAAATAGGAAATGCTGTTCCTGTTAATCTGTCATTTGCTGTTGGCAAATCTGTGGTACATCTTTTAGATAAGATAAATAAAAGATAACCATACAGGGTAGGTTTCGTGGCCTACCCTTTTATTCTTACCCTATGTTGGATTCATTAGATTTATTACAAAATAATTCTTACGATACATATCCCCTCTCCGCATCATTAGCAGAACGATGTACTACAGCACGTTGGTGCCTGGTTCGATAGCAATGATCCGGCACACGGCAGAAATGAGGCGCTGCGGTTTACCTATTGCATCACAATGGCGATATCGATAATTCTAAAGGAAGACACGGACTGCTGCCACATCAGTACGGCGCAGCTCCAGCCACCGGAACCATTCAACAGGAAACGATACACATCTTCGAATACAGCGACATTTGTAATCTGTTCAGGCAGCGGCATGTTGCCGGGGTATTCCAGATAGCCCCGTATCGCTTTTATTAATAGTTCACTATCCGGTAGTTTATAAGCTTTTACTCAGACCTTGCCGAACGAACTTTCACATCACTCAGAGCCACAATGAATATCCTTTCAGAGGGTTCGTGTGAGAACAAATATTATCTAACCGGGAAATACCAGCAGAGGCACTCGCCATCAATAAGTTAATGTAGATTAAAGTTGGCTGACTTAGGTTACGTGAAAAAGCGAGGAAAGCCTTACGGATACTAGATTTTATATACAAAAAAAGCCGCCCTTGAGCGACTCGATTTGCATACGGTATGGTGCGAAGGCCGGACTCAAACATCAAAATAAGTCAATGATAAAAAACAAATAATAAAACACAACAATGAAATATGCCCCCTTTTGTGCCCCCACTGTTTTTCTGACCAATCTATTTTCAGCCCATCAACAAATCGGAAAGTTAAATAATTTTTAATCAGTAAGTTTGGATCCGTAGTTCGGATCCAAACCAGTGCATCTTTTATCCACATAAAAAATTTTTTTTCGGAAGAACTGTTCACACTGTTCACCTTTCTTTTTTCTCCTTTTATTTCATAGTGATAGGTGGTGAATAATGGGTGAAGGGTGAACATTCGATTCTTCACCTCCGGCATTCTGCCGGTGTGACTCATACCGGTGATTAATCCCCCGTACTGAAATCACTCAGGAAGAAAAAAGTTTTTTTTGATTTGATTGTTCACACTGTTCACCTTTCGTTTTTCTCTTTTAATTTCAGTGTGATAACGGGTGAATATACGGTGAAGGGTGAACAGTGGATTGTTCACCTGCGGGGAATTCAGGGATAAAAAAAGACCGGCAGATGCCGGTCAGGTGGGTCATGAGGGTCAGGTTGTTGCAGGGTCGTCACATTTTGGCAGCCAGTCGCCGTAGCTTTCCTCTTTCAGCGTCAGGTTGGTCTGTATCCCCTGTTTGGTATGGCGCTTCTCGTAATTCAGTCCGTATTCCTTCAGCATCACCGGCAGCCCCAGCCCGAACATTTTCAGACTGAGTACATTCCGGTAGCCGTTTGCCTCCATGTAGGCCAGATAGGCGTGATAGAGGTATTTACGGTAATTACGCGGGATGATACTGGCGTTCCCCATATACATGCCGCTGGTCTGCGGCAGGGTTTCCAGATAGCCGATAAAATCAAACGTCGGGTCGGCATCCCGTTTGATGTTCAGTGCCTCGTCTGAGTTCTGCTGGGACTGAAGCAGTGACCGGGCGAGCATCGGGTCGCTGAACTTCTGCATCAGGTGACGCACGATGACCGCCAGCTCGCGGGTGATTTTGTCCTTAAGCTGCGGGTCGCGCTCCTGCGGGGCTATCTGTTCCGGGAAGTGAATAATCACCCGCCGGCGTGACACGCCGCCGCTGCGGTCGGTGAAGCGCATCGGGTTATTGTTCACGGCCAGAATCACCGCCGGGATGTGCGTGGAGTACGCATCCCGGTATTTCGGGTCAACGGACACCGCATCGCCGCCGGTGATGGCCTTGAGTCCGGCACCGTCGCCGCTCCATTTTTCCTGGTCCGGCAGGCGTATCAGTGAGAAGCCAGTTAACGCGGCACGTTCACGCGGGGATTCCAGCGTCTCGATGGTGGCCGACGTGGCGTTATCCTCCCCGGCCAGCAGGGTGGCTATTTCGGCCATGATACTTTTGCCGCTGCCGCCGGGACCGGTCACCTCCAGAAAGAGCTGCCAGTCGTAGCGGTTTGCCAGCACCATAAACAGTGCGGCCAGAATCACGTCGCGTTTTTCCGCACGACCACCGGCAGCACGGTCAAGCCAGCGCCAGAACGCGGGAGCGTGGGTTTCCAGCGTTTCCCCTTCCACCGGCGGGGTGAAATCCACATCGCACAGGGTACGCATCCAGTGTGACGGACTGTGCGGGTGGAACGTGCCGTTCTGTGTGTCGAGCACACCGTTACGAAAGCCAATCAGGCGGCGGGAGGGGGCTTCCTGCTGCGGAATAATCAGCTTCAGGGTGTCCACCACGGAGGCCACCTTCCCGGAGGAGAACGGCGCACGCAGCCGCTGAAACAGCCCGGCCACATCCCGGGCAAAGTCCTGTGGCGGCAGCACCTTCCAGACACCATTTTCATAGCGGGACAGAAGCTGGCCGTTGGCATCGACCGCGAGCGCCTCGCCGTAATGCTCATAGATACGCATGGCCTTTTCGCTGGTACTCATGGCGGAAAACTCCGCTTCGCTCATGGTGTCGAACGGGCTTTCAGCCGGTGGCCGGATGGCATCGTAAATGGCCTTACGGGTGGCTTCCCCGCCGTACTGCGTGAAGGCATCATTCCAGTCACCGAAGACCGGCGGCAGGGCAACAACGCCCTCACACGCATCTGCGGCTGCGGCGGCTTTTTTCTGGCCGTCACCGCTGAGGTCACGGTCTGCGGCAAGGACAATCTGACAGGCCGGATGCTTCTGCCGGGCAAGGCTGGCCAGAGAAAGGAGGTTCACGGAAGAAAGCGCCACCATCACCGTTTCACCGGTCAGGTGATGCACGGTAAGTGCGGTCGCGTATCCCTCCGCTATCCACAGACGTTTTCCGGCCTGATTCTGTCCTTCAAGGGTGTGACAGGTGCCCCTGACCTGTCCGCCTTTCAGGGTGCGCTTACGGCCGTCAGCACTGATTAACTGAAGGTTAACCAGTTCGCCGCTGTCGTCATACAGTGGCACCACAAGGTCACCGGCGCGCCAGCTCACGCCACCGGCTCTGTGTGTGCCGGTCAGCATCCGGCATTCCCGGTCGGGAAAGCCCTTGCGGGTCAGGTAGGCGTTACCGGTTCCGGGACGGGTTTTTGCCATCAGGGTTTGTGCCAGTGCGGCAGCGTTCTTCCGGGCAGCTTCTGTTTCAGCAACGGCGGCAGCCGTCACTGCCGGGTCAGCCGGGGGCAGGCTGCCTGTCACGGCAGCCACCTTTGCGGCCGCGTCGGACGGGGAGACACCAAACACCTTTTCAACCAGTTTCAGGCCGTCACCGGCACCACACTGATTGCAGTACCAGGTGCCGCGCCCCTCCCTGTCATCAAAACGGAAGCGGTCACTCCCGCCACAGACCGGACAGGGCTGATGACGGTTTTTCAGCACCTGAATCCCCAGTGCCGGGAGAATACGCGGCCAGTGGCCGAGCGCATGGCTGACGGTGGCGGTTACGTTCATTTTCATGGTGTTGTTCTCCTTCAGTGCAGTACCGGCGCTTTTATGTGACGGGCACAGAGTTCATCCATCACAACCAGCCCGAGAAAGGACAGCGACGGCGCGGCCTTCAGGGGGCCGGATTCCATTAAATCTTCCAGCAGGGCACAGGCTATCTGACGCCCTTTTTCCTCACCGTGCTGGCGCAGATAAAAGCCTTCCAGCTCAGCGGCGATGGCCGCCTCCAGTGATTCAAGGGTGAGATGCGGGTAGCGGTGCTGACGTTCGCACACGGTCAGCCAGGCACAGGCGACAGCGCGACGGTAAAGGGCTGCGCGTAAGACGGGCGGTAAGGGTGTTTTCATTTGCTTTCCTCCCTGTGACAGATGACTGCATTCCGTGCCGGTTGCATTAACTGATAAGGCATATCTGCGTCTCCTGAAGACGTGCGTATCCCTGCGCGAATACGCACATTTAATTTTTCGGGTGTCGTTTTTTAATTACAGATAATTGCGGTAACTGTTATCCGGGGTGATTTCCGGGTCAGGCTCCGTGCGGGGAATTTCCCGCCATTCCCGCGCCACCGGTGCCGCCCGGCTGACCGGAACAGGGTCCTGCGGGTAAATATCCAGATATTTCTCCCGCCATTTCTGTAATTCCGGGTCTCCGGCCATTTCTTTCAGTACCGCATGCCGGTTTACGGGGCTGCGTTTGAACAGGTCAGGACGGTCACAGGTAAATTCCCGCAGAAAACGCCCCAGCGGGATGTCTGTGGTGCGCCCGTCAGCGAGGATACGCACAAGGATACTGAATTTACGGCGGTACGGGTTCCAGACAATGTCCGGGCAGCGGTACGGCATTTCCCACGGAATACCGTCTTCCAGAATGCCGACCACGGCCACATCGGGAAAACCGGCAGAACGGTAAATCTCACCGGGCTGGGGAAAATCAAACATGCGTCCTGTCTCCCCGGTCTTTCTGCTGGGCGAGAAAATCGCGGCACAGGCCTTTGGTTTTCAGCTCATTCAGCACAAAATCAATATCTTCATTCAGGTAGCTGAAAATATGCGGAATGTAGAGCTGATGCAGGCCGGAGAGTTCACGGTGAATCAAATCACCCCCAACAAACTGGGATACGGCGCTGGCGCGGTTGAGCTTATGGTAAGCCTCAATGCTGAGGTGTTCACGGGCGTCATGACGCGCTGAGACGGTCTGAGGGGCTTTTTTATTACGCACGGGACACCTCCACCACCGGCAGACGGGCAGCAAGGGAGAGCACATAGTCACGGACAAGGGAACGGCGGGCACTGCGTTCATCACCGGCGACGGTGCGAAGCATGCAGATACGGGGATGACGGTCTGCGCGACGGACAGCCGCAAACACAAAGACAAATTCAGGGTGTGAGGGGGTAAGGGTTGTAGCCATAAGGCAGTCTCCTTCGAGTAGCAAATAACTGCTATCGCCGGAGTTCCTACGCTCGATGGCGATAGCCCAGACGGGGGTAGGAATACCGGCCTCGAAGAATACCGGCCAGCCCGGAGGCTGCCCCGCCTGAGCTACCATTGACTCAGTGGCATAACATGCGATTGCGAACAGGATCATACCTGCACGGCAAACCATAATCTGGCGCTCTGTGGCGTTGATTGCGACACAAAAAAAGACGCATGGCGCGTCATATGTCGCCTTCGAGTTACACGGGTTCCTACGCCCGGCTGCCGATTTTGCGACAGCGGAAAAACTATATCCGCAAATGCCGGAAAAAGGCAAGCCAGAAAAAGGGACTTTTTGCAGAGCGGGCATCATCATGCGTCGTACCCCCGTTTGCGTCCGGCAATGCGCCCGGCCATCCATGCGGTGATTTCAGAGTGCAGCCAGGCCACATTTTTACCGCCAAGACTCACCTGCGGCGGAAATTCCCCCTTACGGATGAGTTCGTAGATGGTCGAGCGTGACAGGCCGCACAGGTGCATCACTTCCGGCAGACGTAAAAAACGCTCCTGCGTGATGTCCGGCAGCGGCATCAGTGGCGTCACAGGGGCGGGAGACGGGGAAGAAAAAACAGCTTGCATCGGGCTACCTCGTTAATGTCCATACAGCACCGGATAAGTCCGTCCGGCTTCGGGTAGCGCTTTATTTTGTGAATATTTTTGGCAGACGCAACAGGGGGGATTTGTTCCGGCAGCCTTACAATGGCTGTGTGTTTTTTGCACATCAGCGCCAGATAGCTTTAAAACGCTCTGGAAGGAGCTGGAAAAAATTATAGTGAAATACAAATTGTTTTTTCTTATTTATTTCAGTGAATTAATAAAAATAAACAGTAATAAACAGCACAAAAAGCTCATCAACGGGTGAACAGTGGTGAACAGACGGTGAACAGTCATTACTGCGATTGTTCACCCTTTAACTTACTGTATTACTTATCTTTTTTCTTATGGTGAACAGAGGTGAACAGTAAAACATAAAAAAACAAACAGTAAGCAGGTTTTTCCTGCGACCTTTTCCTGGCTTGCCGGTCTGAGGATGAGTCTCCTGTGTCAGGGCTGGCACATCTGCAATGCGTCGTGTTGTTGTCCGGTGTACGTCACAATTTTCTTAACCTGAAGTGACGAGGAGCCGGAAAATGTCTGACAACACCATCCCTGAATATCTGCAACCCGCGCTGGCACAACTGGAAAAGGCCAGAGCCGCCCATCTTGAGAACGCCCGCCTGATGGATGAGACCGTCACGGCCATTGAACGGGCAGAGCAGGAAAAAAATGCGCTGGCGCAGGCCGACGGAAACGACGCTGACGACTGGCGCACGGCCTTTCGTGCAGCCGGTGGTGTCCTGAGCGACGAGCTGAAACAGCGCCACATTGAGCGCGTGGCACGCCGGGAGCTGGTACAGGAATATGACAATCTGGCCGTGGTGCTGAATTTCGAACGTGAACGCCTGAAAGGGGCGTGTGACAGCACGGCCACCGCCTACCGGAAGGCACATCATCACCTTCTGAGTCTGTATGCAGAGCATGAGCTGGAACACGCCCTGAATGAAACCTGTGAGGCGCTTGTCCGGGCAATGCATCTGAGTATCCTGGTACAGGAAAATCCGCTCGCCAACACCACCGGCCATCAGGGCTACGTCGCACCCGATAAGGCTGTCATGCAGCAGGTGAAATCATCGCTGGAACAGAAAATTAAACAGATGCAAATCAGCCTCACCGGCGAGCCGGTTCTCCGGCTGGCCGGACTGTCAGCGGCAACACTCCCGCACATGGATTATGAGGTGGCAGGCACACCGGCACAGCGCAAGGTGTGGCAGGACAAAATAGACCAGCAGGGAGCAGAGCTTAAGGCCAGAGGACTGCTGTCATGATTTACTGCCCGTCGTGTGGACATGTTGCTCACACCCGTCGCGCACATTTCATGGACGATGGCACCAAGATAATGATTGCACAGTGCCGGAATATTTATTGCTCTGCGACATTTGAAGCGAGTGAAAGCTTTTTCTCTGACAGTAAAGATTCAGGAATGGAATACATTTCAGGCAAACAGAGATACCGCGATTCACTGACGTCGGCCTCCGGCAGTATGAAACGCCCGAAAAGAATGCTTGTTACCGGATATTGTTGTCGGAGATGTAAAGGCCTTGCGCTGTCAAGAACATCGCGGCGTCTGTCTCAGGAAGTCACCGAGCGTTTTTATGTGTGCACGGATCCGGGCTGTGGTCTGGTGTTTAAAACGCTTCAGACCATCACCCGCTTCATTGTCCGCCCGGTCACGCCGGACGAACTGGCAGAACGCCTGCATGAAAAACAGGAACTGCCGCCAGTACGGTTAAAAACACAATCATATTCGCTGCGTCTGGAATGAGGGCTGCCGGTTAACCCCGGCCGTCGCCGCACACCGTATTTTTATTCTTCAGCATGATGAGAAAGAGATAACGATGGAAAGCACAGCCTTACAGCAGGCCTTTGACACCTGTCAGAATAACAAAGCAGCATGGCTGCAACGCAAAAATGAGCTGGCAGCGGCCGAACAGGAATATCTGCGGCTTCTGTCAGGAGAAGGCAGAAACGTCAGCCGCCTGGACGAATTACGCAATATTATCGAAGTCAGAAAATGGCAGGTGAATCAGGCCGCCGGTCGTTATATTCGTTCGCATGAAGCCGTTCAGCACATCAGCATCCGCGACCGGCTGAATGATTTTATGCAGCAGCACGGCACAGCACTGGCGGCGGCACTGGCACCGGAGCTGATGGGCTACAGTGAGCTGACGGCCATTGCCCGAAACTGTGCCATACAGCGTGCCACAGATGCCCTGCGTGAAGCCCTCCTGTCCTGGCTTGCGAAGGGTGAAAAAATTAATTATTCCGCACAGGATAGCGACATTTTAACGACCATCGGATTCAGGCCTGACGCGGCTTCGGTGGATGACAGCCGTGAAAAATTCACCCCTGCGCAGAACATGATTTTTTCGCGTAAAAGTGCGCAACTGGCATCACGTCAGTCTGTGTAAAATTCCCCGAAAATCCTCCCGTTTTTACTGAAAAAAGCCATGCATCGATAAGGTGCATGGCTTTGCATGCGTTTTCCTGCCTCATTTTCTGCAGACCGCACCATTCCCGGCGCGGTCTGAGCGTGTCAGTGCAACTGCATTAAAACCGCCCCGCAAAGCGGGCGGGCGAGGCGGGGAAAGCACTGCGCGCAAGGCTGATAACATAAATAAAATACAATGAACTCATTACGTTTTATTAAATGCCGCAATGATCACACACAATAATCTATCAATAGAGGATATTAATTTAGTAACTACAAAGGAGAACGTATGCGCGATAAATTCATTGATGCCATTCATAGTTGTTTAAAAATTCAGCTAACTTTTTATTCAAAAGAAGATAACGCGACAATCACAAGATTAACTGCGCCTATGGACTTCGGTCCTAGTCGTAGAGCTCATGATAAAAGTGACAGATTCCATTTTTGGGATTACGAAAGCGATAAAAAAAGTCATGTTCTCAGTTTGCAACCTGAAGCGATTGTATCTCTAGTTGTAATCCCTCAAAACTTTCATCCGCAAGAGTTTGTTAGCTGGACGCCAAACTGGTTTATTGCCAGAGATTGGGGCCAGTACTCTTAAATACATGAGGCTACATACGTAGCCTTTTAAATGGAATCTCCAGGGAATACGCGCGTACATTACCCGCCTCCAAAAGCCCACACTTTAAAAACGCAGGCATCATTATGATTTAATTGATTTTTATTATCTTCTTTGATGCTTAAATTGATGTTATACTGTTTTTATATACAGATACCAGGGCAGATAAGGAGGATAATATGTTAAATAAGCTTGCCAAATATCTTCTTACTGCCAGCTCAGTTGCTCCGGTATTTTTTACCTTAGCTTTTCTTTCATGTATATCAAAACACTATAAATTTATGATTGCTTACTTATCATTGTGTGCAATTATACTTTTACTGTGTGTTTTGATTGTTAAATACGCAATTAAATATAATTCTGTAACCAGTAAAAAATTAACCACCGCTTCTCCAGCAGATAAGGAGATAACAAATTATTTCTTAACCTATTTATTTCCCTTAATCAGTGGTCCAGATGCATTTATGGATATTAGGATTGCTTCTTTCTTTGCTGTGAGTTTATTTTTTTACATCAGTTTTTCAGGTTCCTACAGTTTCAACCCATTATTATCATTTTGGGGATATAAATATTATGAAGCCGAAGACGATACAGGCGTAAGCTTTGTTATATTATCGAAAAAGCCACTATTAAAAGCATCAGGCAATCGTGTTAATTTGATTAAGCTTACTGATTACACATATATAGCAATATAGGAATAAATATGGAATTGTTTGCAATAACAGATAATACAGTTGGCACACGCATTGTAAAAATTGTTACTGACAGGCCGACTCAAAATGTAATCACACAGCTATTCAATGAACAAAAAACTTTTTTTGAAGAACGCTATACAGAAGGCGTAGAATTTTCAGGTGGCTACATCACTAGTGGAGATGAGTTTTTTGTCATTCCTGACTTTGATGATGTTATCGCTGTATTAGATGCTATTAATAATCCCACAACTATCCCTCCATGGGAGCCGGAAGAAATATCAGTCTTCAATATAATCGCTCTGTTTTCAGGCTATCCTGAAGAGGATGGAAAACCTGCAACTGCCTTAATCCAAAGCTTCGATAAAAGGCAAGTTATTGATAACAGAAGAACAATTTTCCAAAAACCATTTCAGGCAAGCAATACCTTTTGCCAGTCTACTGAGCATGGTATAGTCATCGACAATAAGCTAACAGCTATTCTTGCAGGTACAGAATTAAAGTTTAAAAGCTTCCATATGCTCCGCAGGATATTTGATGTAGATGCTTATTTCAGAGAAGCCACTAATGAAGAATTAACAAGTTTTTCTTCTCATGAAAAATTTTCAGTAGCTCCGGGTTTTGATTTAACAACAATTGCTGACTCTGTTATTAGAAAGAAAGTTTCCTTGATTAATAAATCAAGAATACTTGAGGACTACTCTGTGACTGAGTTAAGAATATCAGCGGCTGAAATTGGTGTTGTTCTAGAAACTGAAAAAATCGGTGAATTAGAAAAAATAAAAATGCCGCAAATAAGAAAAGATGTAAAAAGATTATTGCATTTTTTAGATGAGGACTATTTCACATCCCATATAACCAGAACGCTATATCGCGCAAACTCTAAACGTCGAGAAGATGTTTAATTTTTATAAAAGTTGGGGGGGGAATCCCCCCGCTTCAAAAGTTGATTTTTATAAACTCACTTTATATTAGATATTTTCCCGTAATCAAATGGTGTTATCATTCTTAGTTTATTCTCGTCCAAATAATCAGCCCACCACTGTACCATCAATCGACGTTCGTCCAAATGCTCAGAAGTATGGATATAAGCCGCGCGTACATTATTTCGTTCTGTATGGCTTAACTGACGCTCTATCGCATCATCGCTCCATAGCCCCGACTCCCCCAGTGCACCACGCGCCATCGTTCTAAATCCATGCCCACAAACTTCGGTTTTAGTGTCATATCCCATCGCCCGTAATGCGTTGTTTACTGTGTTTTCACTCATAACCTTAGTTGCGTCATGATCGCCCGGGAAAAGCAGTTTCTTATCACCACTAATCTGCTTCAACTGGCCTAACAAATTCATCGCCTGACGACTAAGCGGAACAATATGCTCCTCTTTCATCTTCATACCACGATACGAGTAACGCACCCCCTTAATTTCCTCCCGCTTTGCAGGTACGCGCCAAAGGGCTTTATCGAAGTCGAACTCATTCCAACGCGCGAAACGTAACTCACTGGAACGCACAAAAGTCAGTAAGGAAAGCTCGACTGCGATCCGTGTCATTACACGACCACGATATGCAGCGAGACGTGCAAGAAACTCAGGTAACCGGCAGGAAGGTAACGCAGGGTAATGTCGCACTTTGGTTGTAGATAGCGCACCAGCCATATCACTGGCCGGATTCGAGTCAATGTAATCGTTCTGTACAGCATAACGCATAATGGCCGTTACACGCTGTTGCAGGCGCTGAGCGACGTCGTGTTTTCCACTAGCGTCAACTTTTTTAATTGGGGCTAACAGGTGGCTGGTTTTGAGTAGACGAATATCGGACGAACCAATATGAGGGAAGATATAAAGCTCAAGATATCGAAGAACGCGAGATCGATGGTCTTCACTCCAGCGCTTGTTGCTGGCATGCCATTCACGAGCAATGGTTTCGAAAGTATATGCCCCCGAGTTCTCGGCCTGAGCCTCTTTCTGTTCGGCTTTTGGATCAATGCCCTGCACTAATAGCTTTTTGGCTTCATCGCGCTTTGCTCTTGCCTGAGCAAGCGTCACAGTAGGCCAAACACCAAAAGCGAGGCGATCCTCTTTTTTGTCAGAGGGGCGTCTGTATTTCATACGCCAATATTTTGATCCTTTGGCCGAAACCTCAAGGTACAAACCGCCGCCATCGGCCATTTTGTAGGTTTTATCTTTTGGTTTTGCGGTCTCGACCTGTCTGGCGCTGAGCTTCAT